GGCTGATGCTGAACTTGCTGCATACAAACTGCGCAAAAATGAAGTTAAACAAACCGGTATGCCTTGGCAAACAAAATAGTATTTTCAGCTTATAATTGTGGTAAGTAAAAACTAATATTTTATGGCTCCAGAATTACAGAAATACTATGAAGATCGATTTTCCATGATGTCTACCCAAGGCTGGTTAGACTTAACGGAAGATATTGAAGAAATGATAAATGCGTTGAATAATATTTCCGCAATTGAAGATGAGAAAAGTTTACGGTTTAAGAAGGGCGAACTTTCTATTTTGCTATGGCTGAAAAACTTGAAGCAAGTCAGCTCAGATGCTTATGAGGAATTAAATGCGCCGAATGTATGAATTTGCCTGTAAGAACGGGCATCGTATTGAGAAATTGGTCAGTTATGAGCTGGTTCAAGTTCAATGCGAGTGCGGAAGCAAAGCCGACCGCATAATATCCGCTCCAGCGTTTCAATTGGAGGGTTGGTCAGGAGCATTCCCGACTGCCGCAGCCCAATTTGATCGTAGGCATCGAGAGAAACTCGCTGCGGAGCAAAAAGCGAACAGATAACCAGTAATGGCCTGTTTATGTGATCCTGAGAACCAAAAGTGGCAGGAAAAGGAAACCTAATATGTTGATTGACAAAGAACCTGAGTCGCCTAGTGAGTTAGATGTTGAATACGCCAAGCTAGATTCTTCGATTGGCCGTGACAAGCCAGAACTTCCAGAACGCTATCGGAATAAGTCTCTTGAAGACGTTATGAAGATGCACCAGGAAGCGGAAAAAGTCATTGGACGCCAAGCGCAAGAAGTAGGCGAAGTGCGGAAATTAGCAGATGAACTGATTAAGCAGAACCTTAGTTCTAGGCAGCAACCTATTGCAGAGGCAGAGCCGGAAGTGGACTTCTATGAAGACCCACAAAAGGCAGTTCGTAATACGATTGATAGGCACCCCGACATCATTGAGGCTCGTAAAGCCGCATCTGAACTAAGGGCGCTTCAGACTCAACAAAAACTAGCTCAAGCACATCCCGACTTTGAACAAGTGGTTCGAGATGATGGGTTTGTGAATTGGGTTAAGTCGTCACCTATTCGTTTGGACTTATTCAAACGGGCAGATGCTGAGTTTGATTTTGATTCGGCTAACGAATTGTTGTCTACCTATAAAGAGTTGCGTGGAGTTCAGACGAAGCAAGCGACGCAGCAATCTAATGCAGCGCGCCAGCAAACGATGAAATCTGTGCAGGTTGATAGTGGTGGAAGTGGTGAGAGTTCAAAGAGAGTTTACCGCCGTGCTGATCTAATTCGGCTAAAAATGAACGATCCGGCCCGATACGACGCATTATCTGATGAGATTATGGCGGCGTATCAAGAGGGACGGGTCAAATAACTTACTTTTGATCTAGGAGCATTAACATGGCAAATACAGCATTTTCCCCAACCAATAGCATTACTAACTCTAGCGCAGGTAGTTTCGTTCCAGAAATTTGGAGTGATGAGATTATTGCTGCGTACAAGAAGAATCTCGTCTTGGCCAATCTGGTCATGAAGATGAACTTCCGTGGCAAAAAAGGTGACTTAGTACACATTCCAGCACCAACTCGTGGTTCGGCTTCCGCTAAAGCCGCAACTGATGCAGTTACCTTGATTGCTGGTAGCAACGCTGACGTTCAAGTTTCAATTGACAAACACTACGAGTATAGCCGTTTGATCGAAGACATCGCTGAAGTTCAAGCGTTGAATTCAATGCGTCAGTTCTACACTGCTGATGCCGGTTATGCTTTGGCTCGTCGTGTTGATACTGATTTGGTTCAGTTGGGTCGTGCATTTAACGGTGCTACTGTTGGCACCGATGACTATGCAACGTCAGCAGCAAGCACCAAAGCCTATATTGGCTCAAACGGTACAACAGCTTACAACTCATCTTCATCGAATGCTGCTGCTCTGACTGATGCTGCTATCCGTCGCACAATCCAGCGTTTAGATGACAACGATACGCCAATGGATGGCCGCTTCTTCCTGATCCCACCATCAAGCCGCAATACATTGATGGGCTTGGCTCGTTACACTGAGCAAGCATTCGTTGGTGAGTCTGGCAATGGCAATACCATCCGCAACGGTGAAATCGGTAACCTATACGGTATCCCCGTATTTGTTAGCTCAAACGCTGATACTGGCGCTGGTAGCTCTGGTGCTGACCGTATCTGCTTGATGGGTCACAAGGACGCAATGGTATTGGTTGAGCAATTAGCTGTTCGCTCACAGACTCAGTACAAGCAAGAGTACCTCGGCACTCTGTTTACTGCTGATACTATTTATGGTGTTAAAGCACTCCGCGCTGCTTCAAGCGTTGGAGCTGCGCAGTCTTCAGCAGCTTTTGCTTTGGCTGTACCTGCGTAACTGTTAGAGATCGGGGGCTTCGGCCCCTGATTTTTATTAAGGATTATTATGGCTGTGTTTAGATGTCTTCAAAGTGGTCAAACGGTTGAGTTTATATTACCGCATGACATTAATAGTATGGCTGGCCATGCTGGTTATATTCGTATTGATGAACCTGAAAATTCAGGCGACAATAGTGAAGAACATCAGCTAATCATGCGTCCTCCAGAAGAGCAAAAACGTCCTGGAAGACCAAGGAAACTAGATAATGCCTGACATCGATTTGCGTGAATTCGGTAAGCTAGAAGCTCAAGTTGAAGTGCTTCAAATTGAGGTTACTGCATTGCGCGACGACGTCAAAAAGCTATTAGCTATGGCCAATAAATCTAAAGGCGGGTTCTGGGTCGGTATGGCCATTGCATCGGCCATTAGCGGTGGTGCTGCATTTATTTTAGATCGGATATTTTTCAGATGAAAGAAGGACTATTAACTGGCAAAACCTGCCCTATTGCGACGCAGGATATTTCAGTTAATCTGAAAAATAGAAATCATGCGTTCAAAGAATACGGCTATGGCCCACCTGACCCCAATGAGACTAATACTGTCTTTTGGGTAAAAAAAGCCACAATGTATAACGCACCGACAACCGCAGTAAAAACGATGCGTTGTGGTAATTGCGCAGCATTTATTCAGACACCTAAAATGATGGAGTGCATTCTTAGTGGTTTGGAGAAAGATGAAAAGCCTAATACGTTATCGTATGATGAGCAGTTTATAGCTGCGGCTGATCTTGGGTATTGTGATTTGTTTCAGTTTGTATGTGCAGCTGCTCGTACTTGTGATGCGTGGAAATCTGGTGGTCCAATAACTAAGGACTAAGAATGTCAACATTTCAGTTAGACCCTAATCAAGTAGCTTTGGGCGTGGGCAGTATGGGCACTACCCAAGCAGCTACAGTAACAACCGCTAGCGTACAGATGACTGCTTTTGGCGCAAATACTACATTGATTCGCATTGCGTGCGCTCAAGGGCACTGTCACTTTGCAATTGGAACTAACCCAACAGCCTCACTTGCAGCAAGTCCATTAATTGGCATTAATCAATCAGAAATTATTGCTGTAACTCCAGGGCAAAAAATTGCTTTCATTAAAGATGCTACTATCACTACTTCCACAGTAACAGTTACGGAGTTAATATGAAAAAGATGACTAAAGCAGCTAAAAAAGTTGGTAAGGTAATGGGTGAGTATAAAGCTGGCTCTTTGCACTCTGGTAGCAAAACTGGCCCAATGGTTAAAAGTCGCAAGCAAGCAGTAGCTATTGCACTTTCTGAAGCTGGTATGGCTAAACCAAAAAAGAAGATGATGAAATGAAAAACGGACTCTATGCCAATATCAATGCCAAGGTTAAATGGTAGCCAAAGATAAAGTAATTTCTTTATAATAGGGGCAAAGGCTTCTTCCCATTGGGGATAGGCAAAAGCTGGCTCTGTTAAGTTTTACGGGGAAGCGAATGACCTATCTGGAATTAGTTAATGCAGTATTGATTCGGCTACGCGAGCCGACAGTATCAACTGTCGCTTTAAATTCCTATTCAAGTCTTATCGGCAAGTTTGTTAATGATGCCAAGCGTCAGGTTGAGGATGCCTACGATTGGAATGTCCTTGGCCAAGAAATAATACTCACCACCACTGCTGGCACGTATATCTATTCATTATTAGGTGCCGGTCAAAAATTCCGTGTATCTAGCGACCCATTAAATACTACAAGCAATGTCGTCATGCAGCAAATTGGCTCTGGCGATATGCGTCGAAAGCAAAACTTCACGCCTATTGTTAGTAATCCACCTACTCAGTATTGCTTTGAAGGTATTGACAATAATGGCGATGCTCAAATTCAGCTATATGGCCGTCCTGATGGCGTTTATAACATCAAGTTTTTCCTGACTATTCCGCAAGATATACTAACTACAGACAGCACTACCATATTGGTATCTGATACGTTGGTTGAGCAAAATGCGTACGCCAGAGCATTGGTTGAACGTGGTGAAGATGGCGGATTATCGTCATCTGAGGCATACAATCTATATCGCTCTATGCTGGCTGACTACATTGCTTTAGAAGCGACACGATTCCCTGACTCACAGGAGTTTATCTCGGTATGAGTCAGCAGCTTGAACGCTTCAGCGTATCTGCGCCAGGCTTTTATGGCCTGAATACGCAAGACTCGCCACTTGATTTAGCGTCTGGTTTTGCACTGACTGCGACTAATTGCGTGATCGATCAATATGGTCGAATTGGCGCTCGTAAAGGTTGGACAAGAGTAAATAGCGCTTCAGGCAATTTAGGTGCTAATGATGTCAGTGTTATCCATGAGTTAGTGCAGACTGATGGATCAGTAACTACTCTTTTTGCGGGAAACAATAAGTTATTCAAATTAAGTGGGGCAAGTGTAGTTGAATTGACGTATGGCGGCGGTGGTACAGCGCCAACTATTACGGCTAACAATTGGCATTGTGCATCGCTTAATGGGATAACGTATTTTTTCCAGTCTGGATATGACCCATTAATCTACGATCCAGCAGTTAGCACTACGACGTATAGACGGGTAAGCGAAAAAACTGGGTATACAGGTACAGTTCCGCAAGGAAATATCTGCATTTCAGCCTACGGTCGTTTATGGATCGCAAATACCGCAAGCAATAAAACGACGCTCACGTTTTCTGATTTGATTTCTGGCCACGTTTATACGGGCGGCACATCTGGCACGTTGAATGTGAATAACGTATGGGCTAATGGTGCTGATGAAATTACTGGCCTAGCAGCACATAATGGGTTCTTGTTTATCTTTGGTAAGCGACAGATTTTAGTTTACCAAGGGGCGACAGCACCTAGCACAATGTCGCTGTATGACACAGTGGTAGGTATTGGTACCCAATGGCGCGATTCGATTCAAAGCACTAATACCGACGTTGTATTTTTATCCAATAGCGGTGTGCGCTCAGTCTTACGAACCATACAAGAAAAGTCAGCGCCGTTTCGTGACTTGAGTAAGAATGTTCGTAATGATCTGATGCAGTTAGTTGCTGGTGAAACGCCAGCAAATATTAAAGCAGTCTATTCAGAAGTTGATGCGTTTTATTTGATAACGTTCCCAACAGCTAAACAAGTATACGCATTCGATACTCGAAGTGTAATGCAAGATGGATCGTCCAGAGTAACCACATGGACTAAGATTGAACCAACAGCATTATATGCGCTGCGCAATGGCGATCTGCTTCTTGGTAAGAACGGCTATGTTGGTAAATATAACGGGTATCTTGACTATACATCGACGTATCGACTGTCTTACTACACCAATCATGCTGATCTAGGCGATCAATCCATTACATCGATTCTTAAACGAATCTCGGCCGTGTTAATTGGTGGGAGCAATCAAGTTATTACTATTAAGTGGGGATATGATTTTAGCGAAAATTATCTATCGCAAAACATATCAATACCAACGCAAACTGTCGCTGAGTATGGCGTTGCTGAATATGGCTCTAATGGTTCACCACTAGCAGAATATTCCGGCGGTATTGTAGTTCAAACAGTAAATGCGCAATCTAGTGGGTCAGGAAAAATCGTTCAAACAGGTTATGAAGCAGAAATTAATGGTTTTGAATTGTCTATTCAAAAGATTGAAATTTTGGCCAAGCGTGGCCGTATAAGCTAAGGGGCAGTACATGTCTAACTACACCAAATCAACTGACTTTGCATCTAAAGACTCGTTAGCTTCAGGCAGTGCGGGCAAGATTGTAAAGGGTACAGAGATTGATACTGAGTTTAATAATATTGCTACTGCAATAGCTACTAAATCTGATTCAGCAAGTCCGACGTTTAGTGGAACTGCGACATTTAACGCTTTATCAACGGCTAATGCAACAATTACTGGCGGTTCAATCAGTGGAATTACCGACTTGGCCATTGCTGATGGTGGAACAGGTGCGTCAACAGCGACTAATGCTAGAGCAAATTTAGGCACTGTTGCGGATACTGCTGCTAATGGCATTGCGGCTAGAACAGCAGCCAATACATTGACAGCCAGAACAATTACTGCTGGAACTGGAATTACAGTAACAAACGGTGATGGAGTATCGGGAAATCCTACTATTGCTAATTCTGGAGTAACTAGTGTTAATGGTGGTTCTGGTGCGGTGACTGTTAATACACTTACGCCAAAAACAGTTGTGACTGCATCAGGTACGTCATTTGAGTTTACTACTATCCCATCGTGGGGAAAACGAATTACGATAGCAATTGCTGGTTTATCCACATCAGGGACTGGCGACATATTGGTTCAGTTAGGAACATCTAGCTCATATGAAACAACTAGTTATGTGGGTACTGTAGCTAGTGCTTCAGGAACAGCAGAAGCGTTCTCGACAGGTTTTAAGTTAGTAAATTCAAATGCTGCCGCTAATCTTTGGAGTGGAATTATTACTATCGTTAATCTCGATGGGAATGTATGGTCTGAGGCAGGATACTTAGGTCTTTCTTCTGGTGCAGGTACGCGAGGAAGTGGTGGGCATAAGTCTCTTGGAGCAGCGTTAACTAGACTACAATTTACTATTGACGGCACTCAAACATTTGATGCTGGCACCGTTAACATTCTCTATGATTAATCTACGAGTAATGGATAACGTTTTAATTAGAGGGGATTGATATGGCAGGAGGTCTATTTGATTTAGTTGGCTCGTATCTTCAGGGCGAGGCTACTAAAGACGCAGCTCAGGCGTCAGCCGATGCTCAAGTAAGGGCAGCTAAAATAGCTGCTGAGGCTTCTAGGTTTAGGCCTGTAGGGGTAACGACTAGATTCGGCCAAAGTAATTTTCAGTTTGACCCAAAAAAGGGTTACTTAACTGGTGCTGGGTACGAATTATCCCCTGAGCTACAAGCCTATCAAGATCGCTTGATGGCCCTTAGTGGCCAAGGATTAACGCAAGCTGAAGCAGCACAAGGTCAGTATGCTCCGCTAACTGGTGCAGCGTCTAATCTATTTAATCTAGGCCAGCAGTATCTTGCACAGTCTCCAGAACAAGTAGCGGCTCAGTATATGCAGCGCCAGCAAGACTTGTTAGCTCCTAGCCGTGAGCGTCAATATTCACAACTGCAAAACCAACTATTCCAAACTGGTCGTGGTGGTTTAGCTGTTGGTGCTACAGGTACGCGACCAGGCGGCGGCGCTGGCCTTGGCGCTAGTAATCCAGAATTGGAAGCGTACTACAACGCAATAGCGCAGCAAGACGCAGCGTTATCTGCTCAAGCACAACAAGCCGGTCAACAACAGTTGGCGTTCGGTACAGGCTTGTTTGGCCAAGGCGCTAACTTGCTAGGCCAGTATCAACAAGGTCAGATCGGCGCTTTATCGCCATTTACATCATACCTTGGTGGCGCAACTGGATTAGAAACTCTTGGCCAACAACCATTGAATATTGGTTCAGAGTTAGGCGGTAGAAATGTTAATACAGTAGGAGCGCAAGCATTGTTTGCAGGAGGAACAAATGCAGCACGTACTATGCAAGGCCCTAACTCATATAGTTTTTTAGGTGATGTTTTGCAGGGTGCGGGAAGTAGTCCTTATATTCAGCAAGGAATAAATAGCCTTTTTGGTGGTGGATCATATAATCCCTACGGAACTAATGCTCAAACAGGCTACGGTATGGGTGGTGGTAGAGGCTATGACTTTAGCGGCAATATGACGGAGTTCGGTATTTAAGGAGCAATAATGGCAAGCGAAATTCTAGGGCTGTTTACATCGCCAGAAAACTATCAGCTAGGGCAGCAACAGATGGCGCAGAATCAAGCGTTTCAGTTTGCTCAACTTGACCCAATGCAAAAAGCTAGTTACGGCGCATATCAAGGTGGCCGAGGATTAGCTGACTTTGGTGGTCGCTTGCTTGGTGGCGAAGACCCACAACTGCGTATGATCTCGCAGCGCCAAATGCTGTCTAAAGAAATTGATCCATCTGATCCTGAGTCTATATTGCGTGCAGCTCAAAGAGCTGGGCAAATGGGCGATCAACAGTTTGCATTGACGCTATCGGATTATGCTCGTAAAGCGCAAAGCGAGATGGCGCAAACGCAACAACGCACTGCTGCGGCTGGAAGAGAACGTCAGCAAGCTATACCTAAAGAGTTACTGATTGCTCAAGCCCGCGCTGATCTTTTAAATCGTAAAGGACAAATAGAGCAACTGCCTGATTCACCTGAGAAAGCACAAGCTCTAGCTTTGATTGAAAATACGCTTGTCTCATTACCAGTTAAAGCAGAAGGGCTTGTACGTGAACAGCAAATCGCTCGCGATTTCGCGCTTGCAAAAGGGCCTGAAGGTTCTGATGCGTACAAAATGGAATATACTAAAAAGTTAGGTGACTTAACTACTAAAACAGCGCAAGAAAAATTAGGTGAGTTTGAGCGTGTATTGAATTCCCGCTATCCAGATACACCTGAAAATGCCGCTAAACGAGCGCAGTTAATGGATCAATTTTTGGTTAATGAAATAACGGGTCGTAAAGCTAAAGGTTCTACTGACATAAAATTAACTTTGCCTGGCCAAGATAAAGCTGGAGTTAAAGGCGTTTCTGAATTCCGTAGTTCTGTTATCGATACTGTTAAACCTTTTCGTAATACAGTTATATCGGCAGATCAGGCGATACAATCAATTGATGATTCCATTAAAACTGGAAACTTTATATCGTTTAATGCGGCACGTACTCAATTAGCTAAAGCGTTGGGTGATGGTACGCTAAGCCGTAGAGATGTTGAACAAGCCGGTGGAGACCCGTCTATTATTGGCGGATTAATGGATACTGCGTCTACGATGTTTACTGGTACTCCAACAACGGATACACAGAAAAAAATAAAGTCTACTTTAACGGCTATACGTAAAGTTGCTAGAGAAAAAGGTCAAAGTGAATTAGGTATTCAAAGACAAATTGCAGAACAATCTGGATATGATGAAGGGCAAATGAAAGTTATTTTTAACTTCCCTGAGTTCGAAAAAAAATCCGGTGGAGCAACACAAACGCAAGAGCCAGCAAAAGGTCAGATGCAAACACGTACACTTAAAAGTGGTAAGACCGTCACTGTAGAAACGGAATAATTATGGCGTACAAATACACTATTGATGGAAAAGTGTACCGGAGCGAAACACCGCTATCGGATAACGATCTTGAAGAATTATCCGGTGGCGCTGCGACTGCTCCTGCTCCTGCTCCTACGGGCGATTATCGCGTAGAAGCAGCGCGTAAAGGTTTTGCTAGCTCAGTCGGTACATTAACAGGTTTAGGTCGTGCGTTAAGTGACCAACTAACAGCGTTGGGTATCAACCCTATTTCTTTAGGTGCGACTGCGGTTGGTGCTCCAACTCCAAAGCCTCCACCTAGCGCAACAGCATCGTTTCAAGCTGGTCGTGCTGCGAGCTACGATCCGCTAATGCGTCTGTTTGGTAGTACAGGTGCAGAGCCAACTACAGCTGGCCAAACTATTACAGCGAGAGGCATTGAAGCGGTAACGTCACCCGAATCATATTTATTCCCTGGTCTATCAGCAGTACAGCGTGCTAGCCCATTAGTTAGGGCAGGATTAGCACCAGTAGAGCAATTTTTATTTGGCGCTGGTGGTGAAGCTGGTGCTATGGCCGGTGAAGCTGCTGGTCAGAAAGTTAACGCACCAACAGCTGGTCGCATAGTAGGTGGGTTGTTAGGTGGGGTTGCTACTGGAAATGTATTAGGTACATCTACACGTTTAGTTAACGTTGGTGATAAAGCATGGACTGCGGCTAAAGGTAAATGGGATCAATTGCGCGGATTAACTCCAGAGAATGAAATTTTGCGCGAAGTTGATAACCGCATTAGTAACGTATTAATTGCTGCTATGGCAGCTGATCCTAGCATGATGAGCAAAGTAGAAGCAGCGGTTAAGGCACAAGGTAATGTATCGCTTAAAGCCCCAGGTGCGCCAGAAGTGCAATTACCTATATCATCGTTGATTGCTGATAACCCTGTTATTGTTAGCTTTATTCAAAATCTATCGTCGCGCGATCCAAAGTTCCGTACTCAATATGGTTTGCAGTTTGAACAAGCCGTTAATGATTTACGTAAAAATCAAGTTCGTCTATTTGGTGACCCATCAAAAATATCGATTGAAGCGGCTGCGCGCGCTGAAGCTGGTAAGCCATTGGTTACTGGATACGATATTGCTAAAGCTCAACAACGTAAGGTACGTTCTTTAGATGAGCAAATATCAGACGCATATAGCCGTCAAGATTTAGATCCAACAGCTTTTGGTACAAAAGTTGAACAATTAATTGGGCAAAAAGAAAAAAATGCCCGTGATTCAACTAAGCCATTATATGCGGAAGCACTTAAAATCGCTGCTGATAAAGGGCTTGAATTGCCAGCAAGCGCAGTAGATGATATTTATGGATTTGTTGTGGCTGGACAAAATGCAGATATTTTTGCTAGGTTTCCATCAATATACAACAACGTAAAAGCTAAGTTCCGCCCTGCGGTAACTGAGCCAAGCGCAGTGTTAACCGCTGAAGGTGTACCGGCAATACCTGGCGGTACTAAGTTTGCGGCTGCAAGTGTTGAAGATTTGGATTCGCTAAAACGAGAAATTAATAAGCAGTTGCGCGGTAGCCGTGATGAAAATAATGTACGTCTATTAAATGACTTAAAAGCCCGCGTTAATGGCCACATTGAAAGCCTTGACCCCGACTTTGTTAATGCGTATCGCAATGCGGATAAAGCATACTTAGCACGTGTTGGCTTACCCTTTAACGCTGAAACAATTAAGTCAGTAGACCGTAAAAAGTTTGTAGAACAGATCGCGCCAGCCTTAATTGCTAATCGTACTAATGTCGATGACTTCCTACGTGTGACAGGTGCTGAAGGACAGCAACTTGCTAAAGATGCGTTTTACGATAGTTTTACTAAGTCGGTATTAAAGAATGACGTTATTGACCCAAAAGCAGCTAATCAATGGCTGCAAAAGAATAGCCAAAAAATGGCCGGTATAGAAGGTCTTGAAGATGAATTACGCGCATCAGTTAATAACGTACAGGCATTACGCGCTCAACAGGCTAGGTTAGATGGCGAGTTTCGTCGCGTGGCAGGTCAGCAGATTTTAGGTAAAGAAGGTATTAGCGATCCGGCAGATTTGGTTAAGAAAATGTACAGCAGCGTGGACTTCACTAATAAGTTCATGCGCCAGTATGGCGCTAACAAAGATGCTGTTAATGCTGCGCGTGCGTACATGCTGGATGACATTGTGGCCAAAGGTGGTAACGCAGTTGATTTTTTAAATAACCGTGATAACGTCGCTATATTTAACAGAGTATTTGGGCCAGGCTACTCTAAGAAAGTATCTGACTTTGCGGCAGTTTCTGAGCGTTTGAATAAAGACTTAACGCAAGTAGCTTTCCGTCCTGAAACTGTACCAAAAACACCGTTTGAACAAGCTACAGGTATTCCTATAGAACAGCTTATTTCTAGGTTTTTTAATCCAGTATCTGGATGGAGATATGCTGTCTCATCTTTATTTAGTAAATTTTGGGCGCATAAAGCCGCAGATGAAACAGAAAAAAAACTTAAAGCATTATTGTTAAATCCCGCTGATTTTATAGAGGTTGCTAAAACAATAGCCCCTCGTGCTGAAGGTATTAGCGCGGAACAGATTAAAACGTTACTAGACGTAGGAAAGAAGTACGGCATTAACTGGGTACAAGATGCTGTAAAAGATGCACAAGCCGGTGCATTACGTGGCGCAAGAGCGGGTATGCAAGAGCCAGTTCAAATGCAGCAGCCAGATATGACTACTGAAGATGCAGCGCAATAAACTTTAAGAAGGATAAGCCATTGATCCAATCACCATTCTTGCTACTGCAAAAACTGCTGCTGCCGCTATACGAAAAGGCTGCGAACTATATCGAGAGTACAAAGCACAAGGTATGGAGCTGGTGGACGTTTACGGCCAAGCCAAAGATGTCGTCTCCGACCTTAGCACGCATCTCAGTAGTTTTTTCAAATCGCATGAGGCTCTTGAAAAACATGTGCATGAGGAAGAATTAAAGGTTAAGAAAGCTCATGATCCTGAATTGTCATTAAATCAGGAGGCTTTTAATCGCGTACTAGCAAAAAAAGAAATGCAGCGTCTTGAGACAGAACTGCGTGAGATGTTGGTTTATCAAGCTCCACCAGAATTAGGTGCTATTTGGTCAGAATTTGAAGTAATGCGAGATAAGGTTAAGGCAGAGCGCGCTGAAATTCAGCGGCAAGAAACAATAAAACAACGGATGGCTCAATGGCGACGGGCAAAGATAAAAAAGCAACTCCAAAGTCAAATGACTTCCATTTTCGCAGTGTTGTTCATAACGATGTGGTTTCTATGGCTAATGATTCTAATCAGGACGAGCGCAACATACCGTGGTCTTTACTCATCGCCGTCATCGTTTTGTGTTTTGTGTTAATCATTGCGTTACCCATTATGGGCGTGATGTACATGGATATGAATAACGCCACCATTGCAGCAATGGAAGAGATAAAAAAGATGCGTGACTTACGAGCAAAAATTTTACTTGAGAGAGAATAATGCTAACAATTTTTTCTACCCTTGTGTCTTTCTTGATGGGCGGATTGCCTAAGATTCTCGACTTCTTCCAAGACAAGTCAGATAAATCACATGAGCTAAAACTAGCTCAAATGCAGACAGACCGAGAGCTACAACTAGCTGCTGCTGGGTTTGTAGCGCAGCAACGCATTGAAGAGATTAAGCTAGATGAGATTAAGACTCAATCAGCATCGAATGAGAAAATATCTCTTGTGGATGCTCAAAAATCCGAAATGCAAGCTATTTATGCCCATGATTCGGCACTTTCCGAAGGTACCTCTACTTGGATGAAAGACTTACGCGCTAGTGTGCGCCCTGTCATTACGTATGGATTCTTCTTTCTACTGGTTGGAATTGATAGTGTACTGGCGTACAAAGGACTTACAAGCGGTACTGACTTTAACGCACTGGCCAATCAGTTATGGGATGACGAGACTCAAGCGTTATTCGCTTCGATTATTGCGTTTCATTTTGGCGGTCGTGCATTCGGAAAATGATAAGCGCCAAAGCACTTACGCTAATTAAACACCATGAAGGCGTAAAACTTAAACCGTATCGGTGCCCTGCATTTCTTTGGACAATCGGTGTTGGCCACGTAATTGATCCTAATCATACGAAATTGTCGGTAGATGTTAGGAAGCTCCTACCTTGCCCTACTGAGTGGAATCGAATATTTACGATGGAGGAAGTCGATGCCATTCTTCAAAAAGACCTTGATCGGTTTGTTGCGGGAGTTCTGCGCTATTGCCCTAACGCTTCTAATAATCAAGGCTGGCTTGACGCTCTTGTGAGCTTTAGTTTTAACGTTGGGTTAGGTACGCTGCAACGATCAACCCTGCGCCAGAAGCATAACCGTGGCGACTATGTTGGTGCTGCTGATGAGTTCTTGAAGTATTGTAAGGCTGGCGGAAAGATACTTAAAGGTTTAGAAAACCGTAGAAAAGATGAACGCGCTCTATATTTAACATAATTTTAATAATTGTATGGTATATAGCTTAAATGCCTAAAAAATCTATCCCCATCGACTGTATGCCCGCGTGTGTATCGTGTGCTTTCTTTTCATGTGAGCCTAAAGACGATTTAGGTTTTTGTTTCCGATATCCTCCCACAATAATCGAAATGGAAGGCGGCTATGATAGCTGCTCACCAGTAACTGATAGAACTGATTGGTGTGGGGAGTTTGTGCGTAAGGTGAACTAATGGCCACTAAAATATCGGATGAGGAGTTTATTTCGACTTGGCGTCGATTGCAATCTGTGACCGATATGGCTAATGAAACAGGGATATCGGTGCGGGGCATAAATGCACGTCGTCGCAAGTTAGAACAAAATCACAGCATCATTCTAAACGCAGCAAGCCCACGCAGTCCTGATTTTAAAATATCTATACCTGAAAACGGTGTTCGCGTTAATTTTGAGCTTGATAGCGGGACAATCATGGTCGCTAGTGATTGTCACTACTGGCCTGGCATTGTATCAACGGCGCATCGAGCGTTTGTATTGTTTGCGAAAGAGCTAAAGCCTAAAGCGATTGTAATGAACGGCGACGTATTCGATGGCGCATCAATTAGCCGCCATCCACCTGGTGGCATGTGGGAAGCTACACCGTCAGTTAAGCAGGAGCTTGAAGCGTGTCAGGAGCGTCTATCCGAGATCGAGGCGGCATCGCTTAACTCGAAGTTACATTGGACGTGGGGTAATCACGATCAACGCTTTAATGCTCGTCTGGCCGCTCAGGTAGGCGATGGCTTTAAGGGCATAGTCGGTATGAACTTAACCGATCATTTCCCACGTTGGAAATTTTCAACATCGGTTATGGTAAATAAAAGTTGCATGATTAAGCATCGTTATCATAATGGTGTACATGCTATCTACAACAATACCCTTAAGTCGGGCACGTCAATAGTTACAGGGCACTTGCATAGCCTTAAAGTAACTCCGTGGACTGACTATACCGGCACGCGCTATGGCGTCGATACCGGCAGCCTGGCAGACGTTAACGGCCAACAGTTTAGCTACTCGGAAGATAACCCAAAGAACCACCGCTCAGGCTATGCCGTGCTTACATTCTATAATGGCAAGCTGTTGCCGCCGGAATTATGCGAAGTGTTAGATGAGGAAGAAGGCATTATTTATTTCCGTGGAAACGTCTTTAAAGTGTAAGAATCGTCGGCTAAGATAGATGCGTGGCCGTGGGGGCTGCATCTACTTGGAGATATTATGTCTATTGCAATTTTAGTAACAATTGATGTTGTTACCCTTGAAGATAATGAAATTGAGTTTTTCTACGCTGAAGACGGCACGCTTTGCTACTACGACGAAGAGCAAGATGAAGTCGTTGAGTGCGATGATGTTGATTACGACGACGCTGGCTATGCTTATTACTTCGATGAAGACTTGGAAGTTTGGCTGTACTTCGACGACGAAGTAGATGCTTGGGTTGAGTTTGATATCGCTGCTTAATTAATTTCTCATGCTGCCACTAACAGCATCTTAGCCCAGGCAACTAGCCTGGGCTTTTTTTTAATGATTGACGATTTGCTCAATACCTTGAGCGCAGCGCATACGAAACTCAGCCCATTTTTTCATATACTTTGGGTCTTCTGATGGAGGCACCCAGTTATGATTTGCACGCCAGCGAATAGTTACATCCGTAGTTGATGGTGTGTAAATGTAATGGTCACTTATGCTTATGTGATTATTCCTCTTCATTTTCTCTCCTATCTTCGTTTTTTCTTCGGGTTAAAACTGCTTTCTTTTTTATTAGCGCTACTTCTTCTTTACTGTAGAGAAATTTTTGCTTTACTTCTTCAGCTTTCGATAGTATTTCTTTGCGCTCTCTGGCGTCGCGTAGCGCGCAATAGCGTTGATGTAAACGATTTAAGTATGATGGTCTGCAATAGGATTCTATTTCAGTTTGAAGCAGTATAAATACCTGCTCCTCACTAAGAAATGCTAACGCTTTATTCATCTCAACCCAATTTGGTTTTTTCATTCTTATTCCTTTAGATAATTCATCATCTCGGCATTCATCTTTGCTTGTGCCCATTTAGTCGGGCCAGATAGTTGCATTAAAGCTAGAGAAAATTGCACAAAGTTCTGTAACTTCTCTAGCTCTTGCTCATCTACCTCACCCTTACGTATGCTTGCTATTACTTGATGCACACCTATACGGTTGCCGTTAATGATTGCTTCCCAATCAAAATCAATTTTTTTCTTAGGCATTTTTTTCTTTTAATGCTTCCATTGCCCACCACACAGCCGATTCAAATGCTTGCTTAGAAACCCAACTTTGCTTTTGACCTTCCTCAATTTCTTCGTCTGTCAGGTCTACCCATTCGCGTTGCGGTGGCAAAGCGTTCAGCCAATCATTTGCGTCATCAAAACTGTGAACCCCGCATTCTTCTGCCGTTTTCCTAGCGCACTTATATGCCGCATCAAAGTTGTGGTCATTCCATACATAAGCAATCCACAAGCATCGACGCGCCAATTTGTGTAAAACCATCGGGTCAGGCTGCTCTGAAAATAACTTATCTCTCAACTCATTGCGTTGCGCTACGATGCAAGCAGGTTGGTCGCAGTAGTATCCGCAACTGTGTATGTCGTAGTTGCTCATACTTCCTCCGGCGGTAGTACACCTGTTATCACAAGGATGTCCGCAAGCATTACAAGTGCCTCTATTATTTCTTCATCACTTAAAAAATCTTTTAGTGAGCAACCTTTTTCTACTTGCACCATCGCATTCACTACCTTTGTTTGAAAATCCATTACAGTTTCTCCCCGTTCTTCTCGGCTTCTTTATTCATTTCTCGTAATGCAGCTTCCCATCCTTGCATAGCCCAATAAAGTGGTGTGTGTTTTACAACATCAAGATCGTCAGCCATTTCGTCACCATTCCACCACTCATAAAACTTATCTTCGTTAGTCATTTCAACTCCTCCAATGCAACGTCTGATATAGCGCGCTTATCTTTTAATACGCCGAGTATTTTTTCGTCTACTGTTTTATCGGTCATCATGATGTAGCACCAGACGCTTTTGGTTTGTCCGGATCGGTGCAATCGGCCAATCGTTTGCTCGTACAACTCCAAGCTCCACGGCAACGACAGAAATACAATGTGGGAGCCGCCGTGCTGTAAATTAAGCCCATGTCCTGCTGATTTTGGATGGACAGCGAGTAACCCCACTTCGCCTCGGTTCCAACGCTCGATTGCGTTCTCGTCATCCAGCGTAACCACCTTGGGATAGCGCCTTTTAATCTCTGCAAGTTCTTCCTGATACATATACGCAATGATCGTATTTGCATGTTGATTCTCCTCTAGTAGTTCGTCTAGTCGGTCAAACTTATGCGTGCTAAACCAAATGGCAGTTTTTGTTGTAGCAAACTTGCCTGGTTGGTTTAATGTTTGTTTTTCTGTATGATAAACAAACCCAGACGCCATCTGTTGCAATTTTCCTGTAACTACTGCTGCATTTGCTGCTATTGCTCTATCGTCTCCACCAAACTCAACTACGAAATCTCGCTTCATCTTTGAGTAGTGTGTCATGCCCATCGTGCTACGAATTTCAACGACGTTTAGCGGCGGCAACGTGTCGCTGTACTCGCCAGGCTCTAGCAGATACGTTGCCGGCTTAATCTTCTGCATCACCGCTTGCAAGCCACCACGCTTGGGCATCCACTCACCGTAGTCGCGGTTAACCAAAATAAAGTGCTGCTGCATAAACGCGCCCTTGCTACGGCCAAGCAATTTCTCGTCGATGATCTTGCACTGGCCAAATACGTCTTCAAGGCCATTGCTAGTAAACGATCCAGTCAAGCCCCAGCGGATAGCAAACTGATCCATTACCTTATGCAGCGCTTTAAATCTCGCGCCAGATGGGTTCTTTAATCGTGTCAGCTCGTCAAACACAACTGCATCAAATCCGGCCACACCGTAATCAGCTAACCATTGCAAATTGTCGTAGTTAATGACAACAATATCTGACGGTTTATCGACAGCGCGCAATCGATCTAACGGAGAACCGACAGCTAGATTCAATGTGAGAGTTGGCGCCCACTTCGGTAATTCGACAGGCCACACATCAGTACAAACGCGCTTGGGTGCTACAACCAAAAACCGTTTTGCGTGGCCGTCTTTAATCATCGCAGCCATTGCTGTTAGCGTAATCGCAGTCTTACCAGCGCCAACCGGAGCCAAGATCATTGCCTTGTCATTCTCATAGAGAAAGTCAGCAGCTTCGTCTTGGTACGGCCTAAGCTGCATTATTATTTCTAGCGCGGATTTCGTTTGCTAAATATTGAGCAGTAATATCTCTACCACTTTGGTATTGAGTGATAGGTTTGAATTTATCGTAATTTTCTGGGTTAATTTCTGCATCACACACCTTTGCACACGCTTCGCGCTCTGCTGCTGCGATTAAAGCTGCAAAGCTTTTAAGGTCTTCATCGTCCATCCTAAATTCCTCTGGATAGCGTTCAGGCGTATAAGCGCCAGCTTCACGCGCCATGCGGATAATTTCTTCTGTACTTAACCCACTCATCTATCATCTCCTTAGTATTTAGTAGCGCGTACTTCTGATGCAAATCTAATATGTCATCTCGAAATATCACTTGTAGCGGCGATAACTTGCCACCCTTAGGTCGTTTCAATTCTACAAACCACGTTGAGCCATCAGGCATACACGCCAAGCGATCACTTACACCACGTTGTGTTGGCGACTTGAATTTGTACGTTTTGCCGCCAGCATGTTCGACCGTCCAGACAAAGTAGTTTTCGATTTCTTTTTCTAGCATGTCCGAAATATACCGCACAAAAAATATGTTGACAAGAGATTCTTTAATGTTTTATTCTTTGGGTTCAAACAGTAAAGGAGAGTAAAGTGCAACATTCCAACATCGTAGGTGGCAGCACTGCCAAGCGCGTCATAGCATGCCCAGCCTCTGTTAAGTTAGTCCAACAGATACCATCAAAAGACATCCCAAACGAACATGCCGATCGCGGTACGCTACTGCATAACGTAATCGCTGATATGCTTGAATTTAACGAAGCCCCTGAAAAATATCTTGGCACGAAATATAAAGAGCAAACACTTACTCAGGAGTTAATTGATGAGAAACTTAACTTTGCGCTCGAGGCGCTTAAAGAAATCAACCACGACGGTTCAATGGATTACATGGTTGAAACGAGAGTGGGATTTGGCGATTTTCTACCTGGCGTGTTCGGCAGCACTGACTTACTTGGCCGCATTGGCAATCGCGCTATTGTTTTAGATTGGAAGTTTGGCGACGGCGTATTTGTAGATGCTGAAGAGAATTACCAACTGCTATTCTACGCGGCAGCCGCAATGCGAACTGAAGCGGCTAAGTGGGTGTTTGATGGTGCTCATCAAATTGAATGTATCATCGTGCAGCCACCTGAAATTCGTCGATGGGTAACAACACCAGAACGGGTTGCATTGTTTGAGCAAGAGTTGCGCCGTGCGGTACATGCTAGTCAAAGCGAAGCGGCTACATTTAATACGGGTGACCATTGCCGGTGGTGCGCAGCTAAACCAATTTGCCCTAAGATGACAGGCCAAGTCGAGCGCGTATTGCAGAACAAATTACAAGCGTTGCCGATCGATCAAATAGCTATGCAGTTATCGCAAGCCGATATGATTGAAGACTACATCAAAGACTTGCGTGCGTTAGCAATGCAGATGCTTGAGAATGGTCAACCTGTGCCAGGATTTAAACTGGTAGCCAAGCGTGGTACGCGCCAATGGGTTGATGAAAATGAAGTTCATAATTGGTATAACCTTATGTTCACCGACGTCGATGCTATTTATGACCGTAAATTAAAGTCGCCCGCACAGCTAGAAAAAGTTTTAAAGAAACATAGTATGGAATTACCGTCGAAATTAGTCGTATCGGTTTCGTCGGGTAGTACGTTGGCACCGGAATCTGATTCGAGGCCAGCGGTGTTGCAAATCGGGAAGCAGTTAGCTGCGGCCCTTTCTAAAATCTAGTCCACTAAAGGAAACTTACATGAGTACATTCGCAGTAGCAAATCTTCCAAACGTAGCGTCGTTGACCACAGCATTACGTACCCTTGAGACTGAAGTTGCCCCTACGGGTTTTGCCATTCTAAAGATGGACAAAGGTGGTAATTGGGTATTTGGTGCAGATCAAACTGAAGCCGAAGTTGGGTCAACATGGGCTATTAATCCGTTCTCGTTCGTCCACGGCTTTATCGCTTGGGGTGATCGTGAAGTATTGGCTGAAAAGTTGGTGCCTATAGCGCAACCGCTGCCTGAACTGGAGCCAGCACCAAATGGCTGCAAAAAGGGTTGGGAAAAGCAATTAGGCTTTGCGCTTCGTTGCGTGTCTGGTAAAGACAAAGGTCTGGAAGCGCGTTACACAACAACTAGCCAAGGTGGCCTACGTGGCGTTGCAGCATTGGCCGCACGTATTACTGCGCAAGTTGAGCTAGATCAAACTAACCCAGTGCCTGTAGTTCAGCTGAAGAAATCGTTCTACAACCACAAGTCATACGGCAAGATTTACACGCCTGAATTTGATGTTGTGGAGTGGGTTTCGATGGAAGGTGCAGCCGGTGAGTCACAGTCTGGCGAGGATGCAGCGCCAGCACGTCGTCGTCGTAGCTAAGTAAAACGGGGGAAAGCGGATGCTGTGAACCGAGTGCGGATGCACGGCGCTTACAGACGAAGCAAGTACCCCACCTATCCCTATGAAAATACTTATTGCTTGCGAATACTCAGGCCGTGTCCGTGACGCTTTTATACGCGCAGGGCATGACGCTATGAGTTGTGATCTATTACCTACAGACGTAGCGGGGCCGCATTATCAGGGCGACGTTACCGATATTATTAACGATGGATGGGATTTAATGGTCGCCCACCCACCATGTACATATTTGTCCGTTTCAGGTATGCACTGGACTACGCGAGGCTTGCGTGACCCGCAACTGACTGAAGATGCGCTTAATTTTGTGCGTCTGCTATTGGACGCGCCTATCAAGCGTATCGCGTTAGAAAATCCAATTAGCGTTATTAGTTCGCGCATTAGAAAGCCTGACCAGATCATTACGCCGTACATGTTTGGTCATAACGCAAGTAAAAAGACTTGCCTTTGGCTGAAAGATTTACCCCCGTTAATTTCTACAGAAATGATTGCACCTCGTATTATTGACGGTAAAAAGCGGTGGGGTAATCAGACGGATTCTGGCCAGAATAAGCTAGGGCCATCGGCAGACCGTTGGAAAATACGTAGTGAGACGTATCAGGGCATTGCTGACGCGATGGCGGCACAATGGGGCTGATACTTTGGCTTGATTTCGAGACTCGCAGTCGCTGCGACCTATCCTCCCGTGGAGTTTATAACTATGCACAAGATGCCTCAACAGATGTACTTTGTATGTCCTACGCCTTTGATGATGGTGAAGTTCTCACCTGGACTCCAGACCAACAATTCCCACATGCAGTGCGGAACCACCGAGGGCGCATACACGCGCACAATGCCGCTTTTGAGCGCCTTGTTTTCTGGTACGTACTGCAAATTAACTTTGAACTCGAGCAGTTCTACTGCACCGCTACGCAAGCGCGTGCTAACTGCTTACCTGGAAGCCTCGAAGACGTCGGACGAGCCATCAGCAGTAACATGCGAAAAGACCACCGAGGAAGCCAGCTTATCCGTGCACTTTCCATCCCTCGCCCTGATGGATCGTTTAACGATTCGCCCGACTTAATGGCTGAAATGGTTCGCTATTGCGAGCAAGACGTGCGCGCTATGCGTGCCGTCTCGCAAGCTATGCGTCCACTATCAGATCAAGAGCTGGCCGACTACCACGTTAACGAACGTATCAACGACCGAGGTGTTAAGTTAGATTTACCTCTGGCGCGTGCTGCGATCGACTACGCATCGATCGAGCTTGAAGAGATCGAAGGTATCGTCGAAGAGATCACCGAAAAAGAAATCACTTCAGTGCGCAGCCCGAAAATGAAGCAATGGGTGATGGCCAGAGTTGGGCCACAAGCGTTGAAGCTGATGGAAACGTATAAAGACGACGAACTGAAGTACAGTATTGATAAATCAGTTCGCGCTAACTTATTAGTTTTTGCAAAGGAAAACCCCGATGAGATTCCGGCCACTGTCGCTGAAGTCATCCAATGCGCAGACGATCTTTGGGCGTCGTCAGTTGCGAAGTTCAGCCGCCTCGCAGGGCTTGCCGACGTCGAGGATCACCGTGTCCGTGGGGCCTTCGTCTTCGCTGGAGGAAGCGCTACAGGACGAGCTTCATCGTATGGGGCGCAAGTCCACAACTTCACGCGAAAGTGCGCCGACGACCCCGACGGAGTACGCCACGCTATGGTACGTGGACACTCAATCGTCCCAAGATTTGGAAAACGGGTTACAGATGTTCTTAAAGGCATGCTCCGGCCCGCACTAATTCCAGAAGACGGCCATTCGTTCGTTGTCTCTGATTGGTCAGCCGTTGAAGCCCGTGTGACTGCGTGGGCGTCAGCTGACCAACAAGCCGAAGACGTCCTAGACGTATTTCGTGATGGCCGTGACATCTACATCCGCGAAGCCGCCGGTATCTACCGAGTACCTGAAGATAAGATAACCAAAGACCAGCGCCAGATCGGCAAGGTCGCTATTCTATCCCTTGGCTTTGCCGGTGGCATCGGCGCTTTCGCTGCTATGGGTCGCGCTTATGGTCTGCATGTGCCGGAGTCCGATGCGCGGCGTATCGTTGACGCTTGGCGTCGGTCAAATCAGTGGGCGGTGTCGTATTGGGCAAAGCTAGAGAGCGCCTACATGCGCGCTATGCGAAATCCAAACCGAGAATTCACCGCCGGTCGGGTAACGTACCTGTTTGATAAGCAGCATTTGTGGTACGCGCTGCCATCTGGCCGCATCCTGTGCTATCCGTTTGCTAAACTAGAAGCCGATGGTGTCAGTTATGTAAAGGCTGCATGGAAACCGGCAGCTGATGCAAAAGAATGGCCGAGGGCGCGCTTGTGGAAGGGTCTAGCCTGTGAGAATATTACGCAAGCAATCGCAAACGACTTGCTACGGCACTCTTTACGCCAACTGGATAATGTAGTCTTGCATGTACACGATGAAATTGTCCTAGAGTCCAATACACCCGAACTGTCAGCTGCAAAACTCCGTGATGTTATGTGTACCCCGCCCGATTGGGCGGCGGGTTTACCATTGAATGCAGAAACTGAAATTATGGCGAGGTACGGAAAATGACCCATGTTGTTGGATTATCTGGCGGGAAAGATAGTACCGCTTTGGCGCTTCGTTTGGCTGAGATTGAGCCACGTGATTACGAATATATCTGTAACGAAACAGGTAATGAGCTGCCTGAAATGCACGACCACTGGAAAAAACTAGAGGAAATGCTGGGGAAACCGATCAAGCGGGTGCGTTACAAGCATGATCTTGAGGGCACAATCAAAGAGATGAATATGCTTCCCAGCGTGTTTGCCCGTTGGTGTACGCGAGTCTTAAAAATTGAGCCGACCATTAAGTACATGGATGATCTTTCGGATGATTCAGTTCTGTACGTGGGTTTACGTGCGGATGAAGAAGCCCGACGTGGCTTGTACGGGGAAGACATATCAATACGTTTTCCGATGCGCGAATGGGGCTGGAAAGAGGAAGACGTCTGGAAGTATCTTGAAAGCCGTGGAGTAAGTATCCCAGTACGCACCGACTGCGCATTCTGTCCGTATCAGCGTTTGGGCGAATGGCGCGACTTGTATAACAATTACCCCGTTATTTGGGCACGTGGTGTACAACTAGAAAAAGATTTAGGCCATACGTTCCGTAGTCCAGGCCGCGATACTTGGCCCGCTGATTTAGAATCGCTTGGCGAGGAGTTTAAATCTGGCCGCAAACTACGAGAATACAAACGCAATACTACTTGCCGCGTTTGTTCACTATAAAAAAAGACCGCCTAGCGGGGCGGTCTAAACACAACGGAGGGGAATAGATGCAATTTCTGGATTATCTCATGAGTCTAGCGCCAGAGGGTGAAACGGCGCTATTTGTACGACAAAAGCCTATTTTACAAAACGGCGAGATTCAATTCCACGCTGACGGCGCAATCAAAGCCACTTGGCCGTCATTTTTACCAAACCCAAGCCTAGTTAAAGAAGGTCAAGCGTGGTTCGGCAATACCGGATCGTTTATTAGCGACCGGCTAGATAAGAATAAACCCTCAGCCTCTAAGCATCATGTCGAGTACGTGTTAGCGATGATGCTAGACGACATCGGTACCAAATCCAAAACCCCACCATTAGCCCCTACGTGGATTATCGAGACGTCTGAGGGCAACTATCAATGGGGTTACGCATTCTCAGAGCAGCCGCCAAAGGGTGAGTTCTGCGCAGCCGTTAACGCATTGGCAGCCGCCGGTTATACCGACCCTGGCGCTAATAATCCAGTGCGCAACTTCCGTTTACCTGGCGCGGTTAACTTCAAGCGTGGTAATTTCGTTGCGCGCTTAGTTGAGTTCCACCCTGAGCGCGAGTACACCTTAGAGCAAATCTGCGCAGCCTGTGAAGTAACACCGAGCGAAGCTGTCAGCGATGGCCCATCAGCTATCCGCTTAACCGACGACGGCAACGACGACGTTATGGCTTGGCTGTCAGCGCAGGGTATGGTCTACTCGAAAACCAACGCCGAGGGCTGGCTGTCCGTACATTGTCCGAATGCCGGTGAGCATTCCGACGGTAACCCTGAAGCGCGTTACATGCCGGTTAACCGTGCGTTCTGCTGTTATCACGGGCACTGTTTAGGTTTTGGTTCTAAAGCATTTCTGGATTGGGTAGCTGCTAACGGAGGGCCAGCTCACGTGCCAGGTTTACGTGAGGGGCTACTAACCAAAGCGATGGACGCCGCATTAGCTAAACTGACGCCTACCGACGACTTTCCCGATGCTACCGAGATAATCATTGCTGAGTCAGATCGCAAACAGAGCGCCAGAGATGAAAAGGCTGCATGGTATGAGCGTTATGCTTACGTTCAGGAAGACGACGCCTATTTCGACCTGATAACTCGTCGTGAACTGGGGCGCAGTACGTTTAACGCGCTGTATCGACACATTGGCTGCAACTCGATACACAACAACGGCAAGATCGAAGCATCTACCTGCTTTGACGAAAACCGAGCTAACAAGGGCGCTTTAGCCTTGCAAGGCATAACCTACGCCGCCGGTGAGCCGGTGATCGTTAACGGCACGCACGGCAACCGATGGGTAAACGCAAGGCCAGCGGGCAAAGCGGGAGATGTAAACCTATGGTTAGCTCACGTTAACCGGATGATACCCATTGAGTTCGAGCGTGAGCATTTTTTAAATGCACTGGCGTACAAAGTACAAAACCCGAACCGGAAAATCAATCACGCGATTCTAATCGGTGGGCACCCTGGATCCGGCAAAGACACTATGCTGGCACCATTTTTCTGGTCTATCGGTGGTGAATCAAAACTGAACTGTAGCCTAGTCCGTAACGAAGACCTGAATTCACAATGGGGTTACGCCTTAGAGTGCGAAGTAATGGAGATTGCTGAACTAAGACAGAGCGAAGCGAAGGACCGGCGCGCATTAGAAAACGCGCTTAAGCCGATTATCGCGGCGCCTCCTGAGTATTTATCGGTTAACCGAAAAGGCTTACACCCTTATCAGGCCCTGAATCGCGTTTTCGTTATCGCTTTCTCAAACGAGAGGGCAGCTATCAGTATCCCCTCTGACGACCGCCGATGGTTCTGTGTATGGTCTGACGAGGGCCGCTTGCCTGAAACTGACGCCCTGGCATTATGGCGCTGGTATCAAACGCAAAACGGGTTCGCAGCGGTCGCTGATTACTTAGCTAAACGGGACGTTAGCGCGTTCAATCCGGCCGGTACTCCGCCAATGACTGAAGCAAAAGCGATTATGATCGATCAAGGGCGCTCAATGGCCGAGTCGTACCTGATTGATCTGATATCGAATCGGCTAGGCGAGTTCGCAAGCGGAGTAATCGCTTCGCCCTTCTTTCCATTGTGCGACCGGCTAGCAGGTGGCGCGCCATCTGGCGTAAGAATCCCACCGGCGGCGCTATTGCATGCGCTACGCGAAGCTGGTTGGATTGATTGCGGGCGAATTAATACACGTGAACTGACAACCAAAAGACAGATATACGCAGCGGCCGATATGGCCGATAAACCGAAAGCGGAACTCCGACGCCTGGTAGAAGAAACGCCGGCGCCTAAACTAGTTAGCGTTAAATAAGCGGATAAAAAAAGGCCCGCTATAACGGCGGGCCAAAGAGGATGTTCTGTAAGCGGATTATATGCGACGCATTAGGATAACTAAAACGGATATTACTTTAGCGATAATGACGAACATGCGAGGGCCTCAATAGCTTTAATTACGTTATCTTTTAGCAGGGTTATAACGTCAACCCCTCCAGCATACGCATGCACTAGCCAGGCGCCACCGTTATAGCCTACAGTCTTATCGGGCGCGCTATATTCCAGAAAACATAACAGCACCCCTGTATCGTACTCGTATTCGTAAACTTCTAAGTGTTGCGGCCACCACGGCGAACGCACGTCGATTAATGATTCTTTAAGCTTGCCCATTAACGCCCCCTATACGTGAAAATAAGTGCTCAGTTAACGTTATAGCACCCGCGTTGACTAACTGAGCCGCTGTAAACTCGCAATAGTGTTGGCGCCCATAACCTGGCTTTACATAAGAGTTTTTCTTTATATAGTGTGGCAGGTACGTTATACCGGCCAAAGTATAAACAATGAAATTTTCTTTTTCTGCTAAGTCGTAATTCATATTGTTATCTCGTCCGGTAAAATTTCAAATAGTGGGATTGATGGATCATATTGTGGCGTACTTGTTTCACTTGCGCCGATATAGTCAACGGCGCGTAGCATGTTAATCCGGTCAAATTCGCGGATATAAACGGCAGTTGGGCAATCCGGCGCGCATTTTGGAAACTTGCGGATATCTTTAGGTTTTTTTGGCCGATACGCTTTTCTCGCCAGCTTGATTATTTCGAGTGGATCGCGGTCGAATTTCAGTTTATACGTAGTGCCGTCTACGTTTATTGTGTTCATAAAATCCCCTTGTTTAAAATTGAACGTAAACAATAGCGCCGGCGTCGGTGGTACCGATAATTGTCGTTTCATCGTGCAAATAATCTAAGACGTTATTAAGCTCGTTTCCGTCGTCTTCTAAATCAATTGAGTAATTACGCGCTATTTCCTCCGGCGTTTCCTCAGATAATTCGCAACAAAGGCCCACGACGTCTAGGTCATATTCTTCGCCTAAGTCTCGCTCTTGGTCTTCTAGATATTCAAAGATAAGACCGAGCGCCTCATAACTGAATTGATCTTTGCGGCCTGCGCGCGCAAAGGCATCGCGGAAATCATAAACTGATAGAGTAATTTTCATAGTTATTGCTTCCAAGTAATTGATACGATGAACGAGAGCGCGCATGCGATACCGCCAACCACGCACTCACTAGGATTAAATATATTTTCCGCTGCGCCTATGCACAGCACTCCGATTCCAGCACCAGCTAATATAGCTGTGATTAAATTGAGCTTTTGCATTTGATTTTCCCTCGTTAGTAGATAGAGATCGCATTTGCGCGAATTGTCTTAGACAACGCGCCGATAAATTGACAATCGAGTCCGTCAATATACGTACCTGATTTTAGAATCCATCCCAGGCCTATCTCGGATAAATGTCCGTCTATTTGCGCATTAAAATCGATGGAGCGTGAATAGCCGACGCTATTCGCATATCTGATTACTCCGCGCGCAATGCGCTTTGATTGAGCAATAGTAATTTTCTTCATTTTGATTTTCCTTATTAATTAGATTGAGTCATTAGCGCAGCGCAGAGTGCATCACGCGCGGCCCAGTATGCGTCTGCTAATACTTGATTGCCTGGATTCTTTTCCATTGCGAAATATGCTTTATTCAGATTTTCTTGAGCTTGAGATTGATTAGCTGTCATTTTGTTACCCCTCGGTTTATTGGCCCGCTTTCTTGCTGCGGTAGAGCTATTATAAAACATTATTTTATGGTGTACAGAATTATTTTGAATAACCCTACAAGTTAGTGGGTCTTGACAGTCATTGACAGTCATTGTGCACGTCATCGAGCAAAGAGCATAAAACGCCCGAGATAGCGCATGAATACTGGATTTTTTGCTTTATGCACGTCAGACAGTCATCAAATATCACAAGTCACAAATTACTTTATACAGTACTGTATATCCGTACATGTATACGTACAGGCCACGCTAGAAAGTACTGTACAAAAGGGGTCGTGCGATTCAAAATCCGCTTTTCGATGACGTGCATGACGTGCATACTATTATGACAAGATTTAAGCCTGGTAGACCACCGTCAATTAGAACACGCAGATTTCAACGTCAGATATCCGATAGTCAGGCCGCCGTTATTGCGGCCGCTGGCGCGGGCGACATGTCAATCGGCTTTCATAACTTGATCGATCTATATCGTCAGTTATATGATTTGGGTATGGTGAAAGGCGATGATATTGATTTGTGTATATCTAATTTAGTAAAAATATTAGGGTCAGATCATATTAAATAATGCTTTGCGAATTGTGTCATGAAGGCGCCCCTCCCAGACACAATTTAATTAGGATCAGATAGACCCTCTCTTTCGGTATCCAGGCTGCATATCCTCCCGCCCATATAGATTTTGCCTATCAGCCAGGCTATTTTCCGGCCATAATGTCGCTGAACTAGCATTATGTAAAATGCGACTGATAGGTTTTGGCTATGATTCTGTTGCTTTTTTGGCATGGGGGGGGAGGGGGTATGGCCGGCTTGTAATATTTGCGGGTGCCCCCTACCCACAAAAAAAGCAAAATAGCAAAAAAAGCTATACAATCCGATTGCTTCCAATTAAAGGAGAAAAGCAATGCCAGCACCAATCAAAGACCCGCCTTACGTCATGCCAACGACGCTTGCTAAGACTGATACGCAGCGCATCAAAGAACTAAAGCGCATGCTGATCGAAGGCCAAGGTGAGCATGTAGTCCAGAAGGTGTTGGACATTGCCTTGGAAGATGGGCACCCAGGGCAGATGGCAGCACTTAAGATGTGCATGGATCGCGCGCTACCGGCCAGCCTGTTTGAGAAGACTGCCGCGCAACGCAGTGCGATTAACATCACTATATCAACGCTAGGCGCTCCAACAGTGATTGACTCCCCGCCAGACGACAACATAACGGACGTAGAGGCCACTGATGTCTGACGTACACTTTCAGTTCCTGCCGTGGCAAGAGCAGGTGTTTGCTGACCCAACCCGATTCAAAGTGATTGCTGCTGGCCGTCGATGCGGCAAGTCTAGGTTAGCGGCCACTACCTTGCTGTTGGAAGGGCTAAAGTGTCCCGCTGGATCGGCTGTGCTGTACGTAGCACCCACCAACGGTCAGGCTAGGCAGATTATCTGGAGCGTCCTAATGGATCTGGGGCGGGATGTGATCGCCAACAGTCACATCAACAACCAAGACATTACCCTAATCAATGGTGCGGCTATTTACGTTCGTGGCGCTGATCGACCCGATACCCTGCGCGGTGTGTCCTTGACCTATGCCGTGCTGGACGAGGTGGCTGACATTAAGCCAGAGACATGGGAGCAAGTTATCCGAGCCTCCTTGTCAGACAAGAAGGGTCGCGCCATGTTCATTGGTACGCCCAAGGGTAGAAATTGGTTCTATGACTTGTACAACTTAGGTGACGTTGACAAAGATGATAAGAACTACGATCCGGATTGGAAGAGCTGGCACTTCACCACCAAGGACAACCCGTTAATTGATCCGGAAGAGATCGAGTCGGCTAAGAAGACGCTGTCCAGCTTTGCGTTTAAGCAGGAATATATGGCCAGCTTTAGTAATGCTGGCTCGAACATATTCAAAGAAGAGTGGATCAAGTACGGCGAAGAGCCAACGCAAGGCAGCTACTTCATAGCAGTGGACTTGGCCGGATTTGAAGAAGTGGCACGACAAGCGGCGAATTCTAAGAAGCGCCTAGATGAGTCAGCCATTGCGATCGTCAAGGTGACAGACGAGGGCAAATGGTGGATTAAGAAGATCGAGCATGGCCGGTGGGATATCCGTGAGACAGCGTCTAAGATACTGATGGCCATACGTGACTACCGACCGATGTCGATTGGGATTGAGCGAGGAGCGCTAAAAAACGCCGTTCTACCCTATTTAAGTGACTTAATGCGTAAAAATAATGTATATTCTCACATAGTTGACCTAACGCATGGTAACCGGAAAAAGGCTGACCGGATAATCTGGAGCCTCCAAGGGCGTTTTGAGCATGGACGGATAGTGCTTAATTCAGACGAGGATTGGGACGTATTTTTGGATCAGATGCTAATGTTTCCTGCACAAGGGGTGCATGATGATCTGCCTGATGCCTTGTCTTATATCGACCAATTAGCGGTAACATCCTACATGCAAGAGGATGAATCGGATGATTGGGAGCCGGTGGACATTATTTCGGGTGTATAAATGGATCAAAATGACTTCGATCAACCCACAGAAAACGACAAAGAACTAGTCGATTTTGTGGTGGATCACTGCGATAGGTGGCGCAACTATCGAGACGCTAACTTCCTATCTGACTGGGAAGAGTATGAGCGCATCTTCCGTGGCCAATGGGCTTCCGAAGACAAGACGAGAGACTCTGAACGCTCACGCATCGTAACGCCAGCTACCCAACAAGCGGTAGAAACTCGCCATGCAGAGATTATCGAAGCGATCTTTGGTTCTGGCGAGTTCTTTGACATCAAAGATGATATCAAGGATGTCAACGGCGACCCAATGGATATCGAGTTCTTGAAGCTCCAGATGATGGAAGACTTCAAGCGTGATAAGTTGCGCAAACACGTTGACCAAGTAGTGCTGTTGGCTGAGATTTATGGCACCGGCATTGCTGAGATTACGACCTCGATGGAGAAGGAACTCGTTCCAGCGACGATGCCGATGCCAGGGCAGCCACAAGCAGCCATTGGCACGACTGAAAAGATGCGTGTATCGATTAAGCCGATGCCGATCAACCCTAAGAACTTCTTATGGGACCCCAATGGCACGACGGTTGATGATTGCATGGGTGTGGCCATTGAGAAGTACGTATCGATCCACAAGATAGTGCGGGGCATTGAGAATGGCATCTATCGCAAGGTGGATATTGTTCCTACCTATGACGACGCCAGCCTAGAGCCAACACAAGAGATAAGTCAGTTTCACGATGAAAAGGTGTTATTGCTTACCTACTACGGTCTGGTACCTAGAGAGTATCTGAAAAAAGTAGAAGAGACGGATGGCGAAGAGATCGTTGAGCTGTTTCCGGACGATTCAGCAGCTGAAGATTATCAAGACATGGTTGAGGCGATTGTTGTTATCGCCAACGATGGTCTGTTATTAAAGGCTGAAGAAAGCCCATACATGATGAAGGATCGGCCAGTCATTACGTATCAGGCCGATACTGTGCCTAATAGATTGCCAGGCCGTGGGACGATTGAAAAAGCCTACAACATGCAAAAATCCATTGATGCGCAGGTAAGAACGCATCTGGATTCGCTGGCGTTAACCGCTTCACCCATGATGGCAGTAGATGCGACACGACTGCCACGGGGTGCAAAGCTAACAGTGCAACCTGGCAAGGCTATTTACACCAACGGTAATCCGAACGAGATTCTATACCCATTCAAGTTTGGTCAGACTGATGGATCAAGCATCACCACAGCTGAGAAGTTCCAGCAAATGCTTTTGCAAGCGACCGGCACGTTGGACTCAAACGGCATGGTGTCTGCTGTTGGACGAGATGCAGCTGGTACGGGCATGTCGATGGCGGTGGCCTCGATTATCAAGAAGTACAAACGCACGTTAGTGAACTTCCAAGAAGACTTCTTGATCCCGTTTATCAACAAAGCAGCGTACCGCTTTATGCAGTTTGATCCCGAACGGTATCCATCGGTGGATATGGTTTTCATTCCTACCGCTACATTAGGTATTATTGCGCGTGAGTACGAGCAAGCGCAGTTTATTAGTTTGCTTCAGACGTTGGGGCCAAATACGCCAGTGCTGCCGATCATTTTGAAGGGCATTGTTGCTAATAGTTCGCTATCGAACCGTGCCGAACTGATGCAACGTCTAGATCAGATGGGTCAAGTTGATCCACAAGCGCAGCAGAAACAGCAGATTCAAGAGCAATTAGCCTTACAAGCAGCTCAAGCACAGATTGCGGTCAATACTACGCAAGCAGAACAGAATCGTGCTGAAGCTACGAAGATTATGATCGATACCAAGCTAAAACCATTGGAAGTACAGGCTAAGATTCAGCAAGGATTGACAGCTAACCTTCCTAATCAAGCAGATTTGGCGTCTAAAGAGTTTGACAAGCGCGTAAGAATCGCCGATTTGATGCTTAAAGAAGCGGATATTAAGAACAAGTCCAAGATTGTTGAGTTGCAGATGTCAAGAGAACACGGAAAAGCACAAGATAATGTCATTAATGTTGAAAATGACTTTCTCAATGAATTGCAGAAAAGGATGCAGTGATGGATATCGAAAAAGTATTTAACGCAAATCAGTTTTCCGATGAGCTATTTGATTCTGTAAACAGCTCAGTCTCTGAATTACGCATGCTGCAAAAGAAAAAAGCGGGTGAGAGCGCACAGGCTGTTATCCAAGCACTTCAAAAAATGAAGGGAGACTTGGAAGGCAAGTACGACGATATCTACGCAATGCTAGAGAATCGCATTGCTAGGATTCAAGATGGCCGTGATGGTATGGATGGCCTAAATGGTCGTAACGGTAATGATGGAATGCCAGGGCGCGATGGCCGCGATGGCATCGATGGCATCAACGGTCTGGATGGCGCTGACGGTATATCAATCGCTGATATACGTATCGACTTCGACAATAGCTTAATCATCACGCTATCAAATGGTCGTGAAGTTAATGCTGGCGAGATATTACCGCCGGACATTACGGATCGTTTACGAGTCATTATCAACAGCGGTGGTGGCAATGTACCTGCTGGATCAGATACTCAGATTCAATATAACAATAATGGGACTTTTGCTGGGTCTTCTGCATTAACGTTTGATGGAACTACGTTTACTGCCCCCAATTCTGTAATTACAAGTTCATCATCAGCTGACGCTTTGCGTATTACACAAACTGGATCGGGTAATGCTCTAGTAGTAGAGGATAGTGCTAGTCCTGATAGTACGCCGTTTGTGATTGATGCCTCAGGAAGCATTGTTCAAGGCGCAACATCATTTGCGGGCGCATCAATGGTTGGACCTGCATGGCTTATGGTTGGTAGCACTGCTTTTGGCCCTCAGTACCAAATAAGAAATAAGACAAATGATTCAAGTGCGCCTTATATTTTGTTTTCAAAAGATAGAGCAGGGGCTATTGTTCAATCTGGTGATGCTATAGGCAATATCCAATGGAGTGGGTATGATGGAACAAACTATATCGCTGGAGCTAGGATTACGGCTGCCGTAGACGGCGCTACCGGCACTAACGATATGCCAACTAGATTAACATTTAGCACTACTGCCGATGGCGCGTCATCTCCTACTGAGCGTATGCGTATTGATAGTGCTGGCGCGGTTGGCATTGGTACTAGTGCGGGAGCAGGACAAATTTTAAGAATTGGTGGAAATGCAACTGGAAATACAACTATCCGTCAAGTTATCGCAAATAGCAGTATTGCATCAGATGTAACCGCAAGAGCAGACTCATTTTTTTCATCGGTTTCAACTGCTGCCGCTTCTTTTACGTTACCAACACTTTCACATTTTACAGCTAACCAATCAACAATAGGTGCTGGTTCTGCTGTGACTAATCAGTATGGTTTTTTAGTAGAGGCTTCTTTAATAGGGGCAACTAACAACTACGCATTTTACGGAAACATACCTGCTGCTACTGGTCGCTATAATTTGTACATGGCCGGTACTGCTGCCAATTATTTTGCTGGCGATATGCAGTTTGATAAAACTGTTACAGCTAGTGGTACAAATGGCGCGCAAACAATTAACAAAAATGCGGGTACAGTAAACTTTGCAACAGCAGCCGCATCTTTAGTAGTGACCAATAGTTTAGTAACCGCAAACAGTATTATTATTTGCACAGTAGGAACAAATGATGCAACCATGAAATCCGTCCAAGCTGTTGCGGCGGCTGGTTCATTTACTCTTTATCCAAGTACTGCACCAACAGCAGCAACAAGAGTCAACTTTATTGTGATTAACTAAAATGAATACATACGACTACAAAATTATTGACATGGTGCGCGACGGATCAGGCATTGTGCAAACGGTAGCTTTTACTATCACAGCGTTAGATGGTGTTGATAGTTTTACGCACAATTACTTTACTGCGTTACCTGCTCCTAAAGGCGATCCAATTGATTACACCGATTTGACCGAGGCTGACGTTATAGCATGGGTAAAAGAATTGGTAGGTACACAATCTGAAGAATCGGCTGATGCTGAACTTGCTGCATACAAACTGCGCAAAAATGAAGTTAAACAAACCGGTATGCCTTGGCAAACAAAATAGTATTTTCAGCTTATAATTGTGGTAAGTAAAAACTAATATTTTAT